GGTATTTCTGAAGCATGTTAATGAGGTAGTGTCGTGCTGGTTCAGTAAGGTAGAGGGTGTACATTATTTCCTCCTCGTACTGTGATATTTTGTATGTGTTTTTCTTAATATTCCATTTTTTGTAATTTTTACGTTTTTAATAGATGACCAAGTATAATTATTAAGAAGATTATTTCTAGCAAAATTACTTTCAAGTTTCAGACTCATGAGTTGTTCATACGGATCTGGTTTAATAAGTCCTAGCTTGTAGAGCAGTTGCCCAAAAAAATAAAATGGGAGTCCTAAAATGGTCATACTGTACCTCCTGTATATGTACCAATACTTGAATAGGCTTTATTGCGGATTTCTTGCATACGTTGAGGATCTATAGCATCTGGAATGTCTATTTTTGGCGGAGTTGTAAGCAGAACTCTCGGTTTGAAGTCCTTTTTCAGAGCATTGATAAACATGGACTTGTAGTTTGCATACTTTTTCCCATGTCCTACGCAATAGTTGTGCAAATCTTCACCTTTTGAACGTATTTGTCTTTCTGTTACGTTAAAACGTGTTGTGAACTCTGTAATGTCTTCTGTTGGAATATTCAGTAAATATGAGAGAGAGTGTTCTTTTCTCTCTTCTCTTCTATTCTCTTCTGTTCTATTCTCTTCTAATACCCGATCTTCTCCCGATACTATCCCGATACTATCCCGACATTGTGTGGTAAGGTCTTTTTCCCTCTGGAGAACATCAAAATCTTTCTTTCTACGGGTTGCATATTCATCTAAACGAAGAAGAATTTTAGGACAACACATTTTGTTGTCTAATTTATATAAAAGACCTATTTCATTGCAGTATTTCAACACTGTCGTGAGTTTGTCCCGACTTACTCCGCATTCATCGGCGAGTGTATCGAGTGAGTGGATAGATTCAACAAATCCCCATTCTTCATAATTGTTTTCTTTAATGTTTTCACCAATAATCTCTAGGAGTTGAAAATAGATCCCATATCCTAATGCTCCAAACTTCTTTTTTAAGAGTTTGAGTTTTGTATCGTTTCTGGAGTTTGTATCATGTTTAAACCATCTCATGCTTGACCTCCATAAATACGAGCAAATGTGTCTTTGAGACAACTTTGAGCAAATGATCTATCTGCTACTTCTATCTTCTGATGCTCTACCCGCTCTTCAACAACGTTTTTACGCTGTCGTACTTGCCAGTAGAGGACTTTAACGCCTGAGTGTGTACTGTATTTCTTACAGGCAACTTCAATCTTTTTATCTTTGTAGAGTTCGTTTCGGCGGGCTGTAACGGTTGAAATCAACATATTCAAACTATGGGCGATGTCTTGGTCACAGACTTGACCTGAAAGGGCGATAAACGTAAACACTTCCTCTTTTTCTGAGGCTATATCGTGTCTCTTTAGATTGCGTGCGTTAATAGATGTTTCTTGCATAGTTATTCACCGCTAACTACTCATCATGAGACTGGTACAGGGGACAAGGATTTGACTCTAAACGGCTCTCTCTAGGCTTTCACTAGTATGTGGTTTAAGAGTATAGTCACCTTGTAGTGTAGTTCAGGTTCCAATCCTTTGTATCACTACATTTATCTAGACACCTGTGCTTTACCTTTTCCGCCACCCCTGTATTAGTCTCACGATGTTAATGTGCTTTCGGTTTCCCGAAGAGAGGGGACGTCTGTTGTGTAAGAGGTGTTCAGGTTCTTACAGGACTGGGCAGACCTCCCTTTCGCTTCGGATTCCGAGTTCCTTCCCCGATGCTTACCCCTAAGTGTCAGGAAAGTGACTCAGGGGGTGAATGTGGCTTCCATACCAGCATTGCTATTGCACTCACCCCAGGTATTTACTTGTTAATCAAAATCTCCTCTATATTCTTTAGTGTTTTCTTTGCATCGTCAGTTAAGACATAGACTTGGTTGTTTACCTTCACAAAATGCATACCTTCACCATCTGCAAAGACAACACAATGCTCTTTACATGATGGACAGATGTTTAAGTCAGGATTCATCGGAGTATCACAACAATTTGATCGACAATTGGTCATTTTGACCTCACAATCCAACTTGGAGGTTGGCATACAGCATAGTCACTTCCTTTTGTTGCTCGTAATACTGGCCCCCATTCGTAAATAGACCCTCGTGCTTTTTTTCCTTTTTCTGACTCTTTAATAGCCCAAGCAGTTGTTCTAATGGCCTCTTTGATGTCTTTTGGATCTCCAATCTCAGTAATAAGACCATCGGAAATCATGGCTTTTCTCATGCGATTCCATGTAGCTTGGTGATATTGAAGTGGGCCTATCGCAAGACCTCCATCTCCTCGTTCAGTATTCTTTCCATGTTGAGATTCTTTATTTAAAAGACAGTGAAGAAGTGAGGTTGTTTCACTTGTATGATGTGGTACAAACTGTGCAGAGAAGTCTTCTACCCAAGTACCAACTCCTGGCTCACTTGCATACACTGTTCTTGAGAAGTCATTACTTGCTAGGGGTGAAAGGAGCGTATTCTTCTCGAGGGAATTCGTAACCTTTAACACCCCTATGACAAGGATCGTTGCAGACAGGAATAGCACAACTGAGTTCTTATTCTTTCGAGAGTATGGATGACCTTTATGGAATGTCATTTTGCCCTCCAGAGATCTAATGCTTCGGAAATACCTTGAGCATCCATATTCTTTAAATAACTAATAAGTCTTGAGACTGTTTCTGGTTCATCTTGATACCCTTTACATCCGAGTAATGTTGCAACAAATGAAACCCAAGCTTTTTTATCTTCAAGGTTCATGTCTTTGAGACATTGTGTGAGATCAGTAAGGAAAGAGGCTTGTCTATCGGTCATTTTGCCTCCGTAAGTGCGTTGAATGCGTCATCTGCGACATTATCGGAAACATCTTGTACAACTGAGTCAACTAAAAATGGATCATCACCTCTAAATAACGCTTCAAGATTGATCGGAGTATTCTTCATCTCTTGCACTGCTTTTGGATCACATTTCTTATGTGGGGATGCAATCACGGAATACTCTGTTTCTAATCCTTCACCGCTTTTTGTAATCGTAAGATCAAAGTTCTTTGGATCTCCCCAATCTTCATTTTCTGTATATGCTTTGATTTGATTCATGATTGTTTTTTGCGTAATCTCTAAAATCTGAATCTTTTCTGCTTTGTAATTCCATACAGCAAATGCCCAAAAATGTTTAATCTTTTCTGGCTCTCCAGATTTTGGATTCACTTCAATATCTTGTGCAGGAATTGGTTCACCCATGTGTTTTCGTTGTGGTTTACGTTGACCATCGACTGTTTTCCAATACATCATGCCGACAACTGCAGAACCCATCACACGAAACTTATTTGCACCAGTATCAAGTTTCATATAATTTGAAACATTGGGTACTTCATAATTTGTTGGTAAGAAACTCATCGCACACCTCCTGTTGTATTTTTTGTATGTTCCTCACACCCTTGAAAGCCAAACTCTTGGTAGGCTTCACATGCTTTGCATTGAGCTTCACGTAAGGCATCAAGAATGACTTGATTGACTTCCGCGACATAGAGCATGGCCTTGACGACCGTGCTATTATTTACTTGGATTTGAGACGGCATAAGTCTCCTTTCCACTCAAAGCCGGTGTGCTAACACTGGCTTTTTTGTTAAATAAATGGCGATACCTGTTTCCACAAGCATCTGGTGTAATGGGGAATTTACGAGCATTGGCGAGTTCTGCGTAGGTTGCTCCGTGTTTTAACGCAACAGAAGCATTCGCCATTTCAGCGTCATTGTAATACTCTGTTAAGTTTTTGAGAATTTGGTTGTATGTGTCTCTGCGAGGGTTTGATACCTTTTGATGTGGTATACTACGTATTGGATGTGTCATGATCGCTTTCTTTTTCAAGTAGCGATCTGACTTTCTAGCGATTCAATCTTGTGAGTCCGGTGGGGATTGAATCGTGGATCGTTACCTGAGGTAACTTGTATGAATATGCATGTAGTGTACCACGTTTTTTTCCCCGTGTCAACATGGCACATTGGCTACACATGGCGTAGACCTCAAGTGTTTGATAGACTACCGCAGAATACGTGGAGGGTTCATTGATTACAGATGACTTTTCAGCGTTTCTTGCACAACAAGGAAGAAAACCAAGAACCATTAAAAGGCACTTGGAAAATCTCTCTTTACTTTCAAAGTCTCTTCAAAGTAAAGAGTCTGTCGTCCATTTTCTTCTTTTAGAACAACAACGGGGACTTCGTAATACTTCGATTAACAACTATATTTCTACCGTTAAGATGTGGGGACATTTCAAAGGGAAAGACGATCTCTTAACCATTCCCTATTGGAAGAAACAATCGTTTACCAAAGCAATTCTTTCAGACAAAGAAATAGAAGACTTATTAGCTCTACCCCGCCCCGAAGGTCGAGCATATCCGATTAAACTCTATGCGATGTATACGATGTTTTTCTCTATTATGGCGTTTAGTGGCATGAGACCGTCAGAGATTGCGAGTTTACGTGTTCAAGATGTTGATTGGGGGCAAAATGTCTTTCATATTCAGGATGGAAAGACGGGAGGGCGTGATGTGCCTATTTCCCCCATGTTATCCGAACCACTCCATACATATCTTAAAGAGTTAGAAACACCATTATTATTCCCTGTACAGCGTGGAGGACATGCTCGAAACGGAAAAGGGGTTATAGATAGTGGTGAGTGGAATAGAGCCTTTCACGGACGATGTACACGACTTGGAATAGTGCGAGACAACCTATCAGTCTATTCACTCAGACACTCATTTATTACTCGAATGTTAGGAGAAGACGTTAATATCTTCAAAGTCCAGAAGATTGTTGGGCATAGAAAACTCGAAACAACTGCGGTTTATACGCATTTAACACAGAAAGATTCCCAGAGAGCTATTCGCAAAGATCCGTTGGGTCGCAAAGCTACTGATCCGAAAGAACTGATTACTCAGGTCTTAGAACAGATTAAAAGTTACGGATTAGATACTGATCCTCGGTTTGTCACCCGTATCACGGAGTCGAATAATGGCTTAGAGGTTGTTATTTTTATAAAGTAACCTTCGGGTTTCTGTATAGTTATACACAATGACTTCGGTTTTTCTGTGGAAATGTGGATAAAGTAAAAACACACCCTTGCATGTATCATAGGTGGTCCGACATAAAGCCAAATCCCTCCACAAGTAGGTGTGTGTCTTTGGTTGTGTTTGTTTTTATCTTCTTTGCTCAAAAACGACTTGAGGAACGAATATGGACTCTCAACCAGTGGTTTACTTTGGGGTAAGTTGTTATCTTTCCTTGCACCAGTCTTGCCAACTGGAGTGAAACACTTCCACATATAAGTATATCAAACATGTGTCTGTTTTTCTACATAGAAATAGTGTACAGTGGACTTGTGGAGACTGCGTATCAGAAACTCAATCGTTTTAGTAAAGTCATGCAACGGTTACAAAAGAAACACCCTCATATTGTCTTTGTCAAAAAATCCCGAAAAGGGCTTAAGATTGGGATTCCAACACCTTCAAAAGACGTTTCAACGCCTTCTGTAAAAGAAAAATAGCGTGTTCTAATTCGTTTAGATATTCTTCCATTGTTTGAGTGTAGAGTGAAAAGATAACAAAGTTCTTACAACATATTGACAGGTGTTAGCACTTGTATTATGGTAGTGCTATCTCAATACTGAGATCACATAACATTAGAATGGAAAAATAGCTCTTGTCATGTCCGCTTGGAGTCCATTCACCGAGCGGGTGTGAGAGGAGCTTTTTTGAAGGAAAAACGAATAAACGAATATGGTAGAACACTTAAATGATGGATGTCAGACAGTTACAAAGTTACATAAAAAGTTTATAAAAAGAACGATAAAAGGTACTTTTGTTAAAGAAACAACCGTAGTTCTTTGTAATCTCACAAATGCAGTACGAAAAGCATGCAATCTAAAAACAAATAAAGTTTATATTACTTCTAGATGCCTAAAACATGAGTATGATAAGCGCCAAGCATCAGAATATGATTTTCTTCTTGAACACATTACTGACATTGTTAAATATCCAGAACAAGTTTATCTAAATGATCCATCAAAAAGAGGAGATTTTATATTTGTTAAAACAATGGGTGATGAAGAATATCTGGTTTCTTTAGAAGTAATTACAAGCGAAGAAGAAGAAAATATTTTTGTTGCAACCATGTTTAGAACAGAAAAATCTTACTATAAAAAGTTTACACTGAAGTGGAGTTGGAGGGACGGCACCCCCTCATCGTAATGATTTCGATACCATTTCTGGTCTAATCACACCCCGCAGTAGAGCCTTTCTGACTTTCAACACCACTTCGTATAAGTCTTGAATTATATCACAAGTATTATAATCAATATGACCGTTTACGAACGGTTTGTCAACGTATCCCTTTCTTTCATAACTCATACCTCTTGCCATTCCACATAAAACTATATCCATGCACGTGTATAGGAACGATGTCAAACGAATTTTTATGCGTGTAGACCACAGACCATCCACTCTCCCAGTTTGGCGTTGAAACGTAATTCGGACTGAGATCACACATGCAGTAATTCTCTACCCCTACTAAGGTTTTCCCATTGAGTAATCGCTTGTAAAACATGCCCCCTCGATGGACGTGGTTCTGGATAATTGAAACACCGTACTTTTCAACGAGTCCTTTTGCTGTGTATGCGGAATTTTGACTGACCTTATTAAAATGTCCAATATAGAGTTCTCCAAACCGCACATAGGTATCTTGCCAACTCGTAGCCCCTTCGGGAGTTCCAACCCACTCTATCCCATATTCTTTAAAGTGTAAGAAATCAGGTAAGCTAATGCCTTCAATCCCGTAGAGGTCGGGTGCGGAACTCATCAAGAATTTTTTAAGTCTAAAGCTATGATTGCCTTCTATATAGATAATTCTTGCTTTCGGTAGGATCTTGCGAAACGATCCAAGTATTTTATGGGCAACTTTGAACTCATCAGGGAGTCTATCTTTTAAAGTAGGATCTTTCTCAAAACGTGAAAGTTCCCAGAAGTCTAAGAAATCCCCATTTAGTACTAAAGTGTCAGGTTTTACGTCTTTTAAGAACTTGTAAAAGAGGGTCAAGAGTTTCCCATCCTGGTAGGGTACGTGGTAATCTCCTGATACAACAATGGTTTTAGGCAGTGACAGATAGACCCCTTATTTCTTCATATCTCTCAAAAACTTATCAAAAGCTGTCGCTACTGCTCCAAAAAACATGAGGGTCGGAACAACCCACTCAGGAAATGTGACCCCGACTTGCTGAAAGACTCCTGCTTGTTGAACTAAGTAGGCAACAACAGCGGGAATTTGTGGAAGAGCTACCCGAATAAATCTCCAAAGAGCGGAGAGTTTCGCATAATAGAGTTTTAGTGCTTCTTCTTTTTTGGTCATATGAACCTCCTATTTTTAACTGATTCTAGTAATTTTTACTATTCCGATAAAACTTAGTATGAGAATAAACAATAAGATTGTATTTAACTGTAAAAGTGTCGCAAGTATGGTATTTTTTACTGTAGGTGATGGAAATATACATATATACAAAACGAGTTGTAAAAGAATACAAAATACCGCGAGTGTAATAGTGTAAATATTCATTTTCCTCCTAGAAATAACTTTTTAATTCTTTCGATAAAACTGACGGTCTCAGTGACGTTTAAGGTCACTTTCTTACTTGCAACAAATGTGTCTAAGGTTTTCTTAATCTCTTCGACTTTATCGAGTAACGGTTTATTGCCTTCTTCGGTCGAGGTAGAGACCACCTCTTTGACGTTCTTTCTAAAGTCTGTGAGGTTATCTGTTAAGGTGTCTTGTTTATCGTTAATAGAAGCTGTTGTAATGACTATTTTGTCTAAGTTTTGTCGATCTGTGTCTAATTGACTAAAGGCAACGTCTTGCGTGTTTTTTATGGTTTCTAGTTTGTCTGTGATGATCTTAAACTGTGCTTCGGATGTTGCAGACTTACTATCATAGAGTTTGGTTGCTTCTTCTAGAGTTTTAACGCCGAGATGACTTAAGAAAGCGTCAAACTCACTGCGGTCTTTTCTCAGTTGGTCGATGTAGGAAACGAGATCGGTGAGTGATCCCTTTCCATACTGCTGTAACTCTGTAGGTACTTCTGACATAACAACTCCTTTTTTACGTATCCATCCGATACATCCGTTATAACTATGGTGTCCAAATTTACACACTGATCCAGTAGGGAAGTTCTCTTCAAAGACGTTAATGGTGAGAAGATCTGCTGACGTACAGATCGCAATGTGTCCTGGATCTCCATAGACTCCTTCGTATTTCTTAAACACGACTTGATCTCCTAATTGAGGAGTAAGCGTATCTTTTGGGTTATTAGGGATAAATTCTTCTTCTAAACTTATTTTCTTAGGAAAGTCTACTGCGTTGGTGTGAGCGATCACTGGAAGTCCTAAGACATCTCGCCGAAATCCGTTAACAAGGTCAACACATTGATTGAGAGCGGTTGTTCCCGTTACTTCTAACAGTTTCCCGTTGTAGAGATCGAAGAACTGTTGTGGTGTCATTGAGTCCTTTATTATCTATGCATGACTTCTAAGGTGGTCATGCGGGTTTCAAATGTCTTATGTTCTTGTTTAATCTCTGCAATTTCTGTATTAAACGTCTTCATGTTTTCTACAAGAAAATCTACTTTTTGATTAAGAAGTGCTACTTGAGATGAAAGAGCAAAAAATGAAGATGCAACCATCACCGCTGAAACAATCAGAGGGAAAATGTTGTTAAATTGAATCCAAGTAATATTATTTTCCTTCTTTTGCATATGTTCCTTTATAAAACTCCAGTTCTAAGACCTTTTGCCCATGCGTAATAATTTTGTATTTCTTGTGCGGTTAATTCTCTATTCCACATAGCAACTTCATCCATTGCAAATGTTCCATATCCCGCATAATCACCAATTCTTCCAATAGCAAAATTTGTTCCTGCTCCAGTAGACAAAGTACCTGTGACAGATACTTGATTTTGTATAGCGCTACCATTTATATATGAAGATATTTTGTTTGTACTTGAGTTATACGAAAAAACAACGTGATGCCAAATTCCAGCAGAAGGAACTGTTACAGAGTGTCCTACAGAAAGACCATTTGCAGACCAAGAAAGGCTTTGGTCAGATCCACTATTCATAAACCACGCTCCACCAGTTGATCTTCCCATTAAGTAGTTGTTTGATGGAAAGGAAGCAAGTTTTATCCAAAACGACCATGTTTGTGAAGTTGAGATAAGGACATTTCCAAGCGTTGCTGCTGTTCGATATATATATTGTGATGAAGCTGCAACAAAATTTCCTCCATTTCCAAACTTTCCAGAAATAAATGTTGGGGATCCTGATGCAGTAAAATTATATCCATTTGTAGTGGAATCGTTCCAATTCCCATTCATATGGAGGAGAAGTTGTAGTCCTGCTTGTGGCCATAATTCTCCAAGCATTAGGTACTCCTAATAACAAAACTTAGATCAGTTGCCAGTGATGCTGTAGAATTAATATTGATACGAAGTTCATCCCCAGCTGATAGTGCAGTGTTTGAAAACGATGCTGAAGATCCAAATGTTGCACCAGCGAGTATTCCTAAAACTCCAATAATTGCGTTATTTTTTGAAATTGTTACAGAAACAGAAGCAAGAGATGCTGGAGTTTTAACAAATGCGTTTGCATAGGAAATAGTGTATGTTCCTTCAACGGGTACAAGACCTCCAACATCATTTTGAGAAGCTAATCCTAAAGGAACTTGGAAAAATGGTCTAAATCCACCAGTATTACTACCTCCAGAAACATCAAGTTTTGCTACACCAGGAGAAGTCATATACAGTGATACATTTGATCCTGGTATCAATGTAATATCTTGTGTTAATGCAGATGCTCCAGATACTCCTGAAAATGTAATTGTTCGTACTAATCCAGACACTGAAGCTCCAGACGCATATAATGCCTTTGTTATTTTGAGATAACTAATGGATGGAAGAGATGCGTGAACCCCATTAGTTGAGTGTTCCGTTGTAATAACGTCATATACAGCTTGTGCCTGAATAACATCTGGACCAAATTCAACAATTGCTCCAACGGCGTGAACTTGTGCAGTAGATCCAGCAAGTCCTCGAGCTATTCCTGTAAGTTGTGATCCATTTACTCCAGTAAAATCAAAATATTCTCTTTTTGTTGGGGTAAGACCACCAGAAGAATCAACACGATCAACCCATCCAATACCTGGAGCTTGAAGAATAGATTCAACATTTTGGTTTAATGTTGCGGAGTTATCTGAAGCTCCCATTTGTGTGTCTAATGTAAATTGTTGTGCGTTTTGTACTGGTGGTTTGTAGAGTTTTGCCATATACCAGACTTTTAGTCAAAAGAGATCTGGGTTTGCAACTTTTTACACACGAGTCGTTGCTGGAAGTGAGTTATCTCCAAGAGATTGGGCCGTGTATCGCATTCCTAAGAACTCCCAGTTTGCATTTGCATCAGTTGAAATTACTTCAACCTGTAGAACACGGCAAGTTTTATATATTTGCGCCCATCGTACTAGTTCATCTCCAGTAATCGTGACTGTTGCATTCGATTGTCCGTATTGTTGAGTTCCCCATTGATCAGTTCCCCATCCAGATACACCGAGAGAAGATGAAATATTGAATGATTTTGTTGTTACAGTGATACCATTCGGTGTTTCAATACGTAAGTTTACCGTTACAGAACCACGAACATTTCTAAAAAGAACATAAAAGAGTTTAAGGACTTTCATGACAGACCATCGACCAATAGAATCCTTTTTTGTTCTTAATGTTTTTGCAATAGCAGTTCCATTATCAGAGAGAAGTCCAGAGTTAAAGAGTTGAACGTATTGACTATCTGTTCCAGCCAACCACCGTTCATTTCCACTTTCATCAAAGTATTTAAACCATTTTGTAATACCCCATGGTGTTTTCCATGGACCCATGAAACATGCCCGTTCACGGTCATAAATCATTGTTTCTTTCTTTCTTGGGAATGAAAGAAGGTATTTATTATCAATATATCCAGCACATGCAGTTTTAAAGTCTTCATCAGAAAGTGACTGTATATATGTTCGAATTCTTGCACTCAACTCATTTGTTCGTATCTGGTTTAAAAAGTTTTGTTCTTGGCCAACTGTTTGTAATCCTTTTCTACCAAAATAAAATGAGTCGTTTTCAACTGCTTGGACCGTATCTCCTGATGAACATCCATTACTTGATGTGAGTAATTGTGCTTGAGGATCAAGAATGAGAAAGTTTCCTAGTGTGATTTGACTTAATACAACCCTATGTGTTGAATTTCCTTTAAAAACAAGAATTGCCGAAGAAGGTGGCGCTGATCCTCCAGAACTCATGCCTTGGTTTCCAGCAATACCTAATCCTGTAATATCATCACCATCATATGGAGATACTTCAATATATCCACCGCCATCAGCTGCGCTAAATCTATCATGGTATGGATAACGGGCAGAAATATACACTCTTGATGGTTCACCTTGAATACCAGCTAAAATAATACGATCATCAAATTTCAAAATATACTTTGCACGGATACCTTGTGTTGTGTCTGAATTTGGTGGAAAGATCACATTTGATTGTGGTGATCCCGTATCAATATATGATGTTTCTGATGGTCCAACGGTTGCAATCCATGTTTCATCACCAGGCAAACCTCGATAAAGGTTATATCCTTGAAGCGTTCCACTTGCAGCAGAAACTTGATTCCACGTAACTTTAATACTGGTTGTTGTAAGGTCGAGTGGAAGAGATGCGAGTGTTTTTGCAACAGAAGAAAGAGTCTCTCCTACTTTTGATGTTGCTGTGACAATCCAAGACCATTGTGTTGTTCCTGATGCAGATGACAGTTGGGCAATAGAGACATTTGTTGGTCTTGAAAGTCCTGTATAGGGAAGAAGTACGGAACCGTCAAATTTTACTAAAGGTAAAGTGGCTCCAGCTATGTAACTATTTCCACCAAGTTCAATCGAATTATAGTTATATCCAGATGCAAAAGATGCACCTAATACAGGTGAATATGATGCTCCACTTTTCTTTGAGAGAATGCCATCATCCGTAATAGAAAAAAGAATATTTGTTGAGGTAAGTGAGTTATAGTATGCATCAAGTAAACGTACTTTCCCATGTTCTCCAGCTAGAAAATATGGGGTACTTCCCCATCGTCCAGTAGGGGTTCCAGCACCAATGAGCATGAGATTGTCTGCTTGAGCCAACTCATTTGGTTTTAATTCGGTTGGTTTAAAAATCGTATTAAGACCACCATTAAATGAATCAACTTCCTGGTTTACGTCTTTTGTTGGTTTGTATGTTGGTATGCGTCTTCTTTGGACGGGCATCTTAATCCCTTCCTGGTCTAAAATTCATACGTGTCATCCAATTTGGTGTTTCATTTTGTTCTCCACCACTTGGAGTGTCTTCATCTTCAACCATTCCTGCCAACATATCGTCAGATTCTCCCTTAACTGTAGGAAAACGATTATCTGAACGAGCTTTAAGAATGTAATATTCTGTTCGAAGTGATAAAAACTGTGTTGATGGACAAGTAATAGAGTCGTTAATTGTTGCAAGAGCAGATGCGTGAGATTTGTATTCAAGGAAGAGTGAAGCGTTTGCAGACAATGGAGGATTGACTGTTAATGAGTATCCAGAAGCATCATCTCCTCGAACAATAATATATGGATCTGTAGAAAGTTTAGAAAATCTTTCTTCAGGAGTTATTTCAATATACTTTGTAGGAGTATCTATACCAGAACTATAATCATAGAGTGGTGATTTTAGTTGAACGAAATTCTGAGGTAACCCAATAGATGTACCAGAAACGGAAAAAGACGGAGTACAGGGTTTAATAAGATTTTTCCAATCATAGTACTCTTCCCAATCTTTTTGTGAACGATCAACAAATTTCACACGAACAGAAAGTTCCGTTCCTGCTGGAAGTGCAGTATCTTGATCAATGGAAGCTCCAACAGCTTGAAGAACATCAGAAACAGTATTCATATACTGTCCTTGTATGAAATATGTATCTGGGTTTGCAAACTTATGCTACGAGTCTGAAATACAACTCTTTATTTGCTTGTATAGAGTTCTCAGGAACTCCACCAGCTCCAACGACTGCTTCTCTCCACATGTCTGCGTATTCTTTAGATGTCACTCCTGTAAGTTTTCGAAGCCAACGTTTTTCAAGTTCAATAGCACTTTCGTTTCTCCCTTGAGATCCTGCAACGGAAACTTGATAGGAACGTTTTACTTCTTCATTCCTAGCTCGTGCATGTAATGTATGTTTAGAACGAATCCAAGATGATTCAACTTCAAAATAATTTCTTCCTGATCCTTTTGCCATAACCTATATATACGTATAAGCATTCTGGGTTTACAACTATATATATGAAAGAACAGGATTGAGAAGATAGTGTTTCCTTTTTTCTGCATATGGTCCATGAATGGCGTTTTTTTCTTCCCAGTTATCAGGTCGTCCATGTTCTAGTGAAAAACTCTTTATTGTTTGATCTATTTTAAAATCGTATGTTCCAAGCATATTAATACGATCATTTACTCCGTATGCATCCATACCGAAATATGCATCAAGTGATTCATCAAATCCTCCAACATCAATAATTGCCTGTTTTGGACAACTACAAAGATTCCATTCAATATCACTAAAATATGAAGGATAAAATGTCCCTTGATCATCTCTTTCTCGAGGATCTTTCCAATTCATCACAGACCATGAATCATCAGCATATTTATTTCCTACTGCCGAAATAAGTGTTTTTGGTTCTTGTGTATAGTGAAAATAGAACTTTTCTAATACATCTGGATTTGCAAATGTCCAATCTTGCCATGAAACAATGAGTGGTGCAGATGCATGTTTAATCGCTAGGTTATAACTCTTATTCAGTGTCCATACATCTCCAGGGTTCTTTTCTGGATCTTTTAAATATAGAGATGGTGTTACATGTTCAGGTTCTTCTGGAGAAACAACAATCCACTCAAAATCTTGAAAGGTCTGTCTTCGCAACGCTTTGGCAATAATTTGTAATCCTTCATGACGAATGGTAGGTGTAATAATACTTATCTTCATAATAGTAAGTAAGCCTTTTTATCTTCTTCTGATTGTTCTGGAGTATTTCTCCCAACTTCGGTAACTGTTTGTGCTTGATAATGTTCAATCTGAACGCTATCTACTCGAGTGAATATATCTTGTATTCTTCTCTCATAATCTGTATCTGACCAATATGTGTGCATGGATTCATTCAATAATCCTCGTTGTTCTGCTATATCTTTTGGAACAACAAAAAAACTTCCTGCAAGAAGGTTTACTTGTTGATTTACGATAACAGGAGAAGTCACCCTTCCAGGAATGCATAAATCTTTTAGATTTCCTGATATATATCGTGTATCTGATGAAATAATGGCAGTATATTCACCTCGAGAACATTTCCAACCAGTATTCACATTTTTTGTAAAACCACCGTTTGATTTGTTATAAATATACGTATCCGCTAAATATCTCAAATCATTATTCCATTCTCCTCCATCTTCAGAAATAATAACTTCATCTGCAAATGGTTTAAAACCCTGAACACATGAAATAGCCATATCTGTAAGTCTTTTTGAATAACTATAGGTAGGAAATACACAGGAAAGTTTCATACAAGGTCCTCCAGTATCGTTTTTGCACGATGAACATACGTATGGTGTTCTTTTAGATGTTCAATCATACGATCCCTCATAAGAAGCGCTTGATCGGTATGATCTATACACCAACGTATTTGATCTTCAAATTCCTGATAATTTTCTCTGTTAAATCCTTTGTAATGTTCATCTTCTGTAAACAGTTCTATATCTGGAACTCTTTCTAGAACCATAGGAACAACAGCACTATATTCAAAATTTCTTTGTTCAAGATTTCTAAATTCGCTTATTTGAAAACTACATCGTCCAGAAGATAATGCTCGAGATGTAGGTTCTCCTCGAGTTTCAGTTCCAGCACTTACTTTAAATGTTCGCTTGAGTTTTTCTATATACTCAACACGTAAACTTCTGTCCATTCTCCCCATAAACACAACATCATGATCAATCGGCATATCAATTGGATGATAATACTCTGGATCTACTGCCATAGGTAAGAATCGACTCTTCTCATTCCATAAGTCTTTTCTCATATTTGAAGGGAAATATACGATGTCACAGAGATGATACTCGCCAGCATGATTAAATTCAGCAATATCTAGTTCCCAATATACCGTTTTTTTTGTTCCTTTTACGATGCCGTTGAATGGCATGCTGTTTACAACAATTTCTGGTTCTTGATTAATTCCAACAACTTCTACACCTTCTATTGAACGAAACCCTTTTTCAAGCATTTCAGGTACTTGTAGAACATGTTCTTTTACATAATTAACGGCTACTCTCATAAAATTCTTGCACTTTCTTTATAATGTGTTCTACTTGTTCCCAAGTGAGTCCATCATGAACAGGAAGACTTAACAATTTTTTCCAGACCCTATCATTCACTGGAAGAGGGCGTTTTACTGCTTTTTTCCAATAGGTCATTTCTGAAAGTGGTTTAAAGTGAACACTTGTTGCAATATCATTGTCTGCAAGAAACTGACTTAATTTATCTCTATCCTCACATTGCATCGTATAGTACTGAACAGTGTGAGAAAACATTGGTATTTTTATCTGAGGAATGTTCTCAAATACACTATTGTAATATGCTTGAATTGCACGTCTTTTTGCATTCATTTCCTCGAGTCTTGGAAGTTGGTTTAATACAATAACAGAAGAGAGATCGTTCATATACGCTTTAATACCTTGAGATTGTGTAATGTCATAATCCCAAGAATATGATACTTTTCCAGTCCTATCGTATGTACTCTTTTCAACACCAAGCCAGGTAAGTTTACGAAGGTTTTTATATATTTCTTCATTATTTGTTGTGATCATGCCACCATCACCAGCTGGCAATGTTTTTACTGCCTGGAAACTCCATATGGCAATATCTCCTTGTTGGCCTGCACCAGGTGTAAGCATCGCATGAGCGCAGTCTTCAATAATAAGACCAGAAAATTTCTTTCGTAGTCCCTGAATATCTGCTAATCGTCCGTGAGAATCTACCGTAATAATTGCTTTTGTATCTGGAGTAATCACAACACTCTCTGGATCTAAACATAGTGTGTCTTCGCATATATCAGCAAATGTCACATCCATGCCGTTCCACTCCCCAACAATTGCATCCGCAACAAATGTCATAGGGGTTGTAATAAGTTCTCCGCCTTTAATGTTGTGAACTTTCAAACAAAGATCTAAAGCAGATGTTCCCGAATTAACAGCAACCGCATACTTAGCACCAACGTATTCAGCAAATGTTTTTTCAAGTTCTTTTGTTTTTTCACCAAATCCCCACCACCCAGAATCTAACACTTTACACACTTCCTCTTTCAATTTTTCACTTGAAGTAGGAGCAAGAACAGGAATCATAGAACCTCCAATATTCCCTTTTTAAGGGACTGTGCATATGAAATATGATCTGGAATTGGACAATCTAATAAATCTTTCAGTTTTTGATTGTCATCTTCTATTTCTACTTGAAGACCACATGATCGAGCTTCTAATACTGCACGTTCTCCTCCTCCATTTTCATCTGAAGGCATATAGAGCGTTCTTGACCAATGATAATAGTTTGCTAGTTCGAATGGATTGACCATATTTGAAACCATTACATGATCTTTTAGTAATGAACGAACAATATCGTTTGACTCTTGTTCATTCTCAATTTGATACTCACCAATAACAAGTTTATTTCCTTTTTTTACAGACATTTTTTCCCAACGTTTCCAGGAAGAAAATGATCCAACTCCTATGTAATCCCAAATAACAGGTATAGGAATATCAACTGGACAGAAAATATCAGTATTAATACCGAATGCATGCACAATATGTTTATGGAATTTAATATATTGTCTGTACCATTTCGTTTCATAAAAAAGAACATCATACGCATCTGCCCCATATGGACCAATGGCATTCCCTGCAATACAGAGTGCTTTCGTGTTTGGCATTCCCTTGACCCATTTATCTACTTTACTTCCGAATGCTCCCCACCCAAGAATGAAATCATCTCTTGTAAGAACAAAATCTTTCGGATGTGCAAGATTTAATCGTGTTATTTCAAAATCTTCTTCAAGAATATTGAGTGCAGCCCATAGACCATCGGCCCATATCTCTGGATATTTATGATCAAAGACAAATAGAATTCTAGGCTTTAAGGACATCTGACCACCTATTCGCTATATGTTTCCAAGAAAACTCTTGAGCAAATGATGTTGCTTTTTGTGATTCTTCTTTCCATCGTTTTTCATCACCCATAAGATCAAGTAACGCGTCAATATACTTCTTGGCATCTTCAACTTCCCAAATATCTCCATCTACTTTTACTCCAGATTGAACTGTTTCTTTTAATGCAGCGAAGTTCATCACAACGGGGACAACGCCATCAGATTGACACTCTAAAGCAGTAATGCAGTTTATCTCTTGAAAATCTGTTGGGTAAACCCATATTCCACACTGTTGTCGAATCTTTTTTAGTTCTTTTTTTCCAACGCGTCCATGATGCACAATTCCAGGTAAATTCATAGCATCGTTCATCCGCTTCTTCCAATTTTGTCTTTCTGGATTGTCTTTAAAAAATGCATCGAATGTATTCCATCCATAACAGATATGAAGTGTTGCGTCTGGAAACTTTTCATAAATTGTAGGCCACATCTTTAAAAGGTGTTGAAGTCCTCGATCATAACTTGATCCATAAAAAAGTGTATGTGATCTCATATAAACCTTTGTAAATGTTTTCGTAGTGCAAGTTTTCCATCTTCTGGCATCATCTTGTACTGTTTTTTCATTCCATCAGCATTTCGGTTATACTTATGTGCATACTTTCGTATTTTCTTCATGAGTTTTGCGTTCATAGTTCTATTCCATTACTAATAACTTCTGCTTTTTCATCTGGTAACTTTGGAAGCATAGAACGGTGATATTGACTCTTAAAGAAGACTTTATTCACTTTATTCATGCGTTCAGGTGTCCACTCTACTTGAGAAACAACATCATGAAGATCCATATAGAGTTTATGTGCATGAATGTCTCTATCTAGAAGGTGTGGTGATCTCCAAAGAATGAGAATGTTAAACATGTCATTCCAATTAAATGTAGACCAGTGTTTATACGTTACTCCGTTATACTCTCCACCCTTTTCTCCTACATCGGTATATACAGTGACGGTATATCCTAGCTTTGCCCATTGTTCACTGAGATGAATAACGGCTGTTTCAGAACCGCCAAGACCTTCTTTAAGGTTTTCTGGTGTCCATTCTGCTATTCCTGGTCCACCCCATGAAGCAAAATATGCTATTTCATTTGATTTCCATGTCCTTGGCTCTTGTACTTGATTTGCAATAACTTGTATAAATGCTTCATTTTGGAAATCTGGTGCTACTGCTTCAAGTAAATGTTTAATCTGTTCTGTATATCCTTTGTCTTTAAGCCATTTTGCATATGAGAAAAATGATTTCGCTTGGTCATTTAATGCAAGACTTTCTTCAAGTACAGTAACCATTTTATCGTTTGTAATATTTCCAAGTTTGTTTCTAATACGAAGCCAATCTAATGCTCCCTTAATATCATTTTTACGGATACATTGGTTATATTTCAGTGACGATGCAAAATATTGCACTTCTAGTGGATTAGAAATAGTTGTTCGTGCTTTTGGTGTGTCCATTTTAAGAACTATTTCAAGAATTGCATCCGACTCTTCAAAGAGACCCAACTCAGCATATTCTCTAGAAAGTGCTAAGAGCGTCATATGATGATAGGGGGCTTGATGCATTGCTTTGTAATACCAATCAAGGGCTTGTTCGTGCTGTCCTCTTTCAGAAGAAATATCACCTAAGAGTTGATAGGCATTTCCTCTTTCTTCTCTCCATCCAGACATCTCTAGGTACTCTAAGAGAAGTTGCTCTGATAGATCCCTCATTCCAGGTTTCCCAACATCTTTATATGTTTTTGCCAGGTAAAAAAGCGTTCTAGGATCTTTTCTTTCTTCTTCCTGTGCTTGTAACTCAAGAATTCGAAGATTTCTCTCAAGTGCTTGTTGTGATCTTTCATCATTTGAAAGATGCGCCCAAGCAGTGAATTGTTTAATTTTTGGATCAAAACGATATTCTGAATTTAATGGTTTATAGTTTCCATCTTTAGGAACACACACCTCATGTAAGCGAGAAATCCACTTACAACGTTTTGGTTTAATTAAACGTTCTCGTAAATGTTCTATAACAACGTCTTTTTGATTGAATGTTCCATCTTCTTTTACTTTAATTGAGTACCAATACGTAAAGAACACCATATCAAGTGATTGTTTTAGAGCTAAATCTGCAACAAGTGCAATATCTTCTCCTCCAACAACAACATCATCAACATCTGCCCATGTATACCAATCAAATCCTTCTAATGTATCCGCATACTCAAATGTGACATTTCTTGCTTCTGCAAAGTGAGCAAACTCGTATACATCGTTATGTTTAAGATAGAGTTTTGGATGTGTTTCTGGTGAACAGATAATGATGTGAGCTTTATACGTTTTAAGCAGTTTTTTAAGCTTTTTAAAGTCTTGTGATACTCCTGTAAGAGCAATGACCATACCTGAAACATATGGTGCATAACTTTCTAACATTCTTGAAGCAAATGGATATTCTGAATCATCTTTGAAAATCGCTGTAAGTAGGATTTTTGCCATAAAAAAAGACGGGTACCAAGTGTGGTAACCGCCTCATGATTTTGAGTAACGTTATTGGTATTATACCATACTATTTTTATTTGTCACCTGATGCGCGGAATTGTGGAAGATGTTTTGAAAGATCTTGAACAAATTTTTTATCCCATTGTTGATCGGGAAATATAGTATTAAACATCATATAAAATGGTCTAGGAACTTCGAGTTGATGTTGAATCATTGCTTCACCTTCTTTTAAGATACCGTGACGCTGAATAGATCCTTGCCATTCATGCATCTTCTTTTCAAAATCCCTACAGGAAATTGGATATAACGATTTAAACCCCAAATAAATAAAAGCCACCGTTTCCCAATCTTGTTTCCATCGAATTCTTCCCGATGAGTCATTTTTCTTTGCAACTTCGATCAATTTATCAACAAAATCCACCAATGGACGTTCAAATGGTTCCATGTGTATATTTAATCGTTCATTCTTGGGAAGAAATTGTGCGTTTAATGCTGTTGCTAAACTCATATATCCGTATCCTATAGCAACATATTCTGGGTTTGCAACCAAAAACCCCCTCGGTGAAAAGGGGGTCTTGGAAGAAAGGAAGTACTACTCGTTACCCAAGTAATGCGTATCCATATCGTTTCACACTTGCTCTCTCTGCAAGAGATTCAAGAGTAAGTTCTGTAACATACTCACCCATTTCGAAGTCACCTGTTTTTGCAAGTGGCATGTACTTTGGTTCTCTTCCAGCAAGGAAAGCCATTTTGTACAATTCCTCACGGATTGCGTACACGTGTGTCGATCCTGTTGCGTTAATAACATCCTTATGAGGGATGACTTTAACAACACCAGAACTTGACTCATAAATAGATACATCGTTGTAGATTGTATCTGGTTTATCTGTGTAACGTGTTACACCTGTGGTGAATCCAGCAATCTTTCTCTTAATACCCATTGGGCAGAGAATAACATCTGCTTGGAGTCCATCACCCGTTGCATCCCAGCTATTTTGCATGATGTCTTCAATTTCTGTGACACTCATGGATGTACCAGATGAACGTGCTGTCAAGTTTGTTGAAATGACAGAGTTAATTCCAGACATCGTTCTTGCTGTACCAGATGCACCAGAAGCTTTTGCACCGTTTAGAAGCGCCCATTCCATATCTGCTTTTAAGCGGATAAGTTTGACTTTCTTCTCATCGTCCATTGCTGAACCTGGAAGTGCGCGTCTAATTGCTTCCTCTGTTCCAGACACTTTGACACCTCTTGCGAAGATGGCAGTAATGTTTGAAGAACGAGTTGGAGCATCGCCTGTTGGCTCTGTTGGTGTTGAACCTTCTGCTACGGAGTTGTCTGATGTAGCGCGTCCAATATTTCGGACTGGCCACTCATGCAACGTGTTTCCAGCAGTACTCTTTTTAAGTTTTGTGACAAGATAATTCGAAGACGCAGGAGATACATCTCTCAAAATTGAGAGGAGATCTTCACGTCTTGACGTGTCATCGTATGTATATAAGGCCATAGATTCTCCTTCTCCGAATGTTGTGTATTAATCGGAAAAGTGAGCGGAGTCTCACTATTTCGATCCAATGACAGCGTTTAATCTTTCGAAAAACGCATCGTCATCTCCATGTCTCGTTCGCTCACGAAGTTCAGATAAATCTGGTCCTTGTGTTCGCTGTTGTCCTCTACCTACTTCAAGTGGTCCTTGTTGTCGCGCTTCTTGCGCTTTGCGGTATTGTTCTACCGCTTCTTTTTTGACAACCTCTTCCTTTTGAGAAGGTTTGTAGTACTTTGCGATGTCGGACGCTGCTTCAAGAAGAGTTTGTTGCTTTCCCGTTACTCTATTTCGAATGATTCTGTCTCGAACCATTTCATAGAATCCTGGGTCAAAGGTTTCTTTCTTTGTCGGGTCTATCTCTGGATAAACCGCGTGTGCTTCTCGAGCTTGTTGGTTTTCTTCCCATTTGGTGACCCGCATGCGAATATTTTCAACTTCTTGTGTTGCAAGAAATGCTCGATCATTTGCTTCCTGAAGTGCTTTGTTAAGCCCCGAGACATCAACGTTTCCATTTTCATCAATGTATTGATTTGTAATCGCATTGACTTGTTGTGGATTCAGGTTTGGAATGACTTGTTGATCCACTGGAACGTCAAAGACAGAGGAATAATCTTGCTTAGGAGTTTCCTTCTCCTTTAGTTGTGCCTTTAGTTTTTCGATGTATGCTTTTGTTCTCTCTGGATTTTTTGAGTTTTCCAGAGCAACCTGCTCTTCATCTTCCGTTTTGAGTTCATGGTTCTCTTGCGGTGTTTCTTGCACGACCTCTGCTGGTTTTTCTTCACTAGGCATTGGTGATGGCTGTTTCTCCTCAGCCGGTTGAGTTGTGACTGTTTGCAGTCTCTCCTCGATTGATAAGCCCTGAGCTGTTTGCTCGTCCATACTGTTCCTTTCTGCTCGTTACTGTCAGGTGAGCATCGCCTGTTCTTGTATGGTTAGGAGAACTCTAATAAAGTTGTATCTGGGTTTGCAACTAGGTGTACGAAAGACGAGGTTTCTTTATTTTTAAACGAATTTTTTTTGGTTTTGGAACCTTAAACTTTGATAACGCAAGTTTCTTAATCTTTGGAGATTTTACTGATAGTTTCTTCATACTGATCTTTTTAGGAGTAATCTTTTTTACTGCTACTTTTTTCGTATATGAAGATCCGCTCGATATTGGTGTAAGTCCCAATAGTTCTCGTTCTTGATTCTTCCATGCTGTATTTGCATCAAGATATGCTTTTACTTCTGGATCTTTCCATTGTTGTGCATCCATTAATTGTTGCGCTCGATCTGATGCTATGGGTCTTGGAATCATGCCAGAAGGAGTTGTATTTTCTTGTGTCTGAATTGGATGTTCTTTGTAAAACTTCGCTCGAGCCTCTGAAATGTCAAATATTTGTGGAAATGCTTTCCCAAGTGCCTTAGCATCTGCATTTCCTGGAGGAAGAGATTGATACCGAATATATCGAAGTGCTGTATCAATAGGAGCAGTATAAAGTGGATCAATAGGTTGTCCTGTCTTTTGTGCGGTAACTTGTGCAATATCTCTTTCAGTAAAGAACACATTTGGATTACTTAAACGAATATTTGCTTTTGTCATTTTGTCTTGTGTTGTTGATCCTAGATCTGCAATAGTTGCTTCCTTAATATCTTTTGATGGATGAAGGAAGTTATAGTCTTGTATGGTTTTTGCATCTGTCTTTTTCAATAATTCATCTCGAGATCCGTAGTACACTTTTCCTTGAAGTGATTTATCCGTATAGAACCTAAAAGGAAGCTCAGTTGCTTGAGAAAGTCTTTGATAGAGTGGTTTTGCTTCTGTATCTCCAGATAACAACGGACGAAATATTTCTTTAATGTATGGATGTGCGCCTATCGTATTTAGTGCAATATATCCTGCATATTTTTTATACTTCTCTGCTGGAAGGTCGTTTTCTTTTGCAATAGCATTTCCAAAGTAATCTTGATTGGCAGTAATATCTGCAATTGGTTTCAAGAGAGTTGATGTATATGTCTGGAATGCATCTTTTGAAGCACCTGAAAGGTTTCCTTCAAGTATCATTTTACCCTGTCGTGTTATTCCTCGAGGTATTGTTGCAATTGAAGATAAGTATGGAACACCAACAACATTTCCGTTTCCAACTGGTATAAGCAATTTATCTTCTGTTCCATTTGGATTTTCACTCATATGTTTTCCATTGAGTGCATAGTTGATCTTATCCATTGCTGCGTATGTTGCAATTGCAGATGCAACAAATATCGTATTTGACTTGTTTTCTAAACTGAAAGGGTTATTTAGTCGTACCTTTCCATCTGCTAGTTTTACTGGACTGATAGATTTTGCATTATTGATCCAAAAATTAATCATGGATTCTCGGAATTTAGGAGCAAACGCTACAGTACCCAATACATCTTGTCCTAGTTTATTTCTTCTTGCTGAAACATCAGATGGAATGATGCCATAGAATTTCTTTACCGCACTTGCAGCAATATCAGCCGCTTCTGACGATGATTTTCCAGATTTTAATGCTTCTTTCTCAATATCATTAAAAAGACGAATTTGCAGTTGAGGCATAAATCGTTTAAAGGTTGGATCATTGACCGCTGTATTCCATATATTTCCAAGTTTCTCTCCAAGTGTTCTCTGAACTGTTTGTTTTGGAACAAGGGATTCTACTGAGTAGTTTGTTGTGATAGGAATGTTTCTTTCTTGCATCTTTACGATTTGATCAACGTTTGATTCAAAGAACTTCTTTGATGAAGGATCTGAAAGTGATCGAATAAACGACTTAATTGGAGAAGCAATGCGTCCACCCATGATTTCTTTTTGCGTTTGAGCAAGTGTAAAAGCGTTTAATGGTGTTCCTGGAATACCACCTGACAACGATATGTCTTGAAGTTTTCCAGACAATGCACGTCCTTTTGAAGCAACTGCTCCAATGACTCCCGTATCTTGTTGTCCAAATACGTTATTAATGGTTCTAGCAATATCGGTTGGTGCATACCATCCACCTACAACGGTTTTTCCATCAGATAATGTTGTAGTATTTCTTCCAATCCCTGGAGCATTAATAGGTGAAAATCCTGGATTCTTAATGCCCGTTGATGCTGGTACAACAAGTCCTTGATCATGGAGTTTATTTATAAATGCTACGTTTGCCTTTACTTCTTCAAGTCTCTGAACGTACTCTGCTAAAATCTGTGCAGGATGCGTATATTTTGGTTGTAACCCCATACGAATACCTTCTTCGTATGTTGGAACAGATCGTTCCCCAGAGAAACCAAACTTTTGTTTTGCTGTCTTGTACATCTGTTGAACAACGTCTATCGGTTTATTCCATATGTGTGTAATGTAGTTATCTACATAATTCATATCCACACCAGACTTTTTTGCATCTGCAAATAACGTGTCATACATATTTCCAAGTTCTTGTGCAATGCTCTTTGCTCGTGGTGATACTTGTGCAGATGGATTTTCTCTTACTTGAATAACCTCTGATGCAATCTTTGGATCTATCTTTGCAAAGGCTGAACTTACTTTTGTTGCAGTAGTTTTTGCACTATCTCGTTTTCCTATCCATTCAGAAAAAGCATCATTAAATGATTTGTTTTCTGTTTCTGCTTTATATCTTGATTCAAGCGCCATTTGTTTCATTTCTTCAGGAGTTATGGCATCTTTTGGTAATGTTTTTGGTTTCACGTTATCATTAAATGGAATTGGTTCGTTATTTACGGGAGTATCAATATATTTTTGAAAAGACTTTACTTCTGGTAATTCTACTTTTGCTCCTAAATCTATGGCTCCAGATTGAGATACTTTTGGATCTATAGGAATAATATCTTTGAGTTGATACCTCCACATTGGTACTTTAATACGTTTTCCATTTAAGTCTTGGTACTCTGTATTGACTAAGGTACTGTTTTTTCGCATCCAGTCTTTCATCTCGTCATATACTTTGGCAAGTTGAAGCGTATCAGAGGTCTTTCCAATGACTTTACCTGCTCCTTTCATGGCTCCTTCAAAAGCAACTTGTTGCACTCCACCCGATAGGAAGTTCTGTGCAATATAGGACGCTTTTTGACCATCTGATAGGTTTGTAGGCATATCTGCAAGTGTTGTTAAAGATTGGAATGATCCACCTTTAACCCCGTTATTGATAATAAACTTTGCAATAGGACTTTTTAATATTTCTGGAGTATTATTTAAAATTATTTTTCCAACAGCATTGTCCATTGGAATACTTATTCCATTTGTGACTTTCATAAGTTTTTTATTGACAGGGTTCTCACCAAATCCATAAATATTACCTGCTGTTTTTACGAGGTCTACTTTCCCAAGTACTGGAAGGTTTGTTGGTCTATCTTGAACGTTTGTTGCTAGATTAAGTCCCGTCATACCTTGGAGTCCACCTGCTGAAAATCTTCTTGGAATATCTGCAATCTTGTTCATGCCTATTGTATTCTCTGGAACAGATGAGACAGCGTTCATAACATTAAAAGACGGTGTTTTAATAGACGCAAGTTGTCCTACTCCCTTAATACCGCTTCCTACGGCATTTAAATACTGTTTATTCTTAACTTGTGTAGGAACATTAAGGATATTCTGAAGTCCTTGCTGACCCGATGTAATAGTATTTCTTCCAAAGTTTCCATAGGTTGAGACGATAGGATTTTTACTCTGTGAGAGTTGTTGCGCTGAGTAGATTCCTGCTTTTAAGTTCTGTTGTGAGTAGGGATTAAAGTTTAACTTTAACGCCCCTTGAATAGACTGTGTTCCTGCAACATTAGGATTTAGATCTGCTTTATACGCATTTGAGATACTAGACAACCCTTGATTTGCTTTTTGTGCAACGGTATTTTTAAAGTTATTGAGTTTACCCTGGATGAATGAAGACAAATCTATCATGTCTTTAGCTATACGGTTCTATCCTCTGGGTTTTCAACTTGTTGCTTCGTATTTCCCCGTAAGTGGGTTATATTTCAGCTTACTTCCTAGTTGACCCGTTGCTGTTGTTGCCACTTGCTGAGTTCCTCCACCGAATTGAGGCATATAAAGACTCTGCATCTGGGAAAGATCTACTGGTTGACCTGCTTGTGTCTTATACAATGCAATAGCATTGGATAGATTCTGTGATGCTTGTTGTGCTTGAGCTTTCAATGACAATTCACTCTGTAAGAACATATTGTTAATGTTCATAGAGTTCTGTCTCAATTCTTGAAGTGCTGAGAGTTTTGCTGATGCTTTATTTTGAGCATTTCCAATTCTTGCATTATTGATTGAGTCAAGTTTCTGTTGGAAGATACTCTGTGCTTGGTTTAATGCTTGTGCTTTTTGAGAATCTAAATCTGCCTTTTGTGAAGTGTAGTTATTATAAAGATCCGATGCTCTCTGTTGAACACTTTGAAGATCATTAGATGTTGTCTGATTAATTTGACCCTGATTCTTCATGAACTGTCGTCCAAGAATTTGGTCAGAGAATTGACCTGCTGAACTTGATCCTCCAAAACGCTGTTGGTTTGCTTGAGAAAGTTCACTGTAGAGATTTCTTGCATCAGAAAGAGCATTCTGTTCTCTTCCTAATACTTGACCTCTTTGTGTGTCGTTTAGTTGTTTTCCTGTTTGATATGATGTATCTAAACTTCCATAGAGTGGATCAAAAGGTGCTGTATATTGGTTTAAGAAGTCTTGTTTTCCAGATTGAAGTTGATTTTCTTGACCATTAAGTAATCCATTAATTTCATCAAAGATTGAATTGATCTGACCGTAGTCTGGACCTCCACCACCACCGCCATATCGTCCCGTTCCACCTGTTTCTTCAAGAATGGTTGCCCATGATTTCATTCCTGGGTTTGTGTCACCATAGTCTCCAGAGTTCACCATATCACCAGGATTACGTTGAACGACTGGAGCTTGCTGTTTTTGCTGTTGATTGTTGTTATTATTTGATCCGTTATTTGAGGTGTCATTGACTCCGAGTATTTTTGGGTTATATACGTCATTTGATCCATTCCATCCAAGTGCTGGACCATAAAGCGCAGAAAATCCGCCTGAACCATTCTGTACCTGAGCAGTTGGTAAACCACCATTGTTTGAGAGGTTACTTCCACCCTGAGCAGTTCTTCCTCCACCTAAGAGATTAGAAATTGTTTCTGTTACTCCTACATCTGGAACAGGTACCCCTAATACCTTGTTATTGCTTGCATGTGGCGCTGTAAATGCTAAAAATGACATGATGTCCTCCGATACGCGTACTATCGGAGAGTTGAATCTGGGTTTGCAATATCATTTGTTCTCGAGTTGTGATATAATACTTGAATGAAAAAAGTAATCTTTTTCATATGTATTCTTTTCGGTATTCTCCTCCTTTCTTTTCTTGGATATTGTTTCTGGTATAAAGAAAACGTAGGTCCAATATTTCAAACAACTAACGTTCCAACGAATGATGTTTTGTCTAAAGATCTTTTCCAATATCAAAAAAGACAATTATCTGAAGATATACTATGGGATAATGTAGAGATCTGGAGAATTAATAATAATCTTAAACCTTTTATTAAAAATGATCTTTTGTGTGACTTAGCATCCCTTCGAGTTGATGATATTCAAACCACATTTTCTCATGATAAGTTTTTCACTCGAGATAAAACATTCTTAAAGACTTTTTCAAAAATAGGAGAGAATCTTGCGCAAGATTACATTTCAGAAGAGATATTACTTAAGGATTGGATTGCATCACCAGAACATTTTAAAAATCTTCAGGATTCATATTCTTACTCATGTATAAAAATAAAAAATGGAAGAGTTGTTCAAATATTTGGAAGTAAAGAATAGAGGAGGTACTATGTCATTTGGGTGGAAAATATTAAATACAATAGGTCTTTTTATTGGTATATGTATAACTATTAGTTTTCTTTTTGATATGCTTAATGTAGTCTTTGTTGATCCAGTTAAAGGATTTGGTGGTTTAATTGGATCGTTTATAATGTTTTTGTTTGGTTGTTCGATTATTGTTAAATGTATAAAGAATTATAAAAAAGTTAAACAATCGTAACATGGATTATTTAATTGAACCGTTCTCTATAGTCCATGATCCTCCGTCTATCCATCCTGCGTGACATCTTGTACATTCAACTTGACTAAATGAAATCCTTTTCATTGTTCCTTGATGTGTACAATGCGGTGGAAGTTCTATGGGAACAATGGTTGTTTCTGCTTCAAAGCGCTCTCTATTATCGTCATACCATGATTGTGGTATTGGTGGAAGTTTCTTCATGACATCATTGCTTTCTTAAGTCCTAGTCTTTTCATAGCCCAAGTTCTTCCGTCATGTTTGTTTTTCTTTTTATCATCTGCAAATTCTTTTGGAGTATGTGTATTCCCCGTCTTCATGTTTTTTGCTTCAATGACGTTTCCGTTTTTAAATGCTAAACGAATGTGAGAGTTCTTCTTGTATCGATATGTAACGTTCTTTCCTAGTGGCATTTATTCCTCCATCTTGTAGGCTTTTCTATTCTCGTATTTCTGTTGGATAGACTTTAAAACCTCTTCCTGTCCTTCAAAGAAGTCTACAACCTTTTTAATGGCATCTGTTCCACCAAGAGCAAACGTATAGATTGGAAGCATTTCTTCATAATTCTTAAAATCTTTTGGGTTTGGGTATCCTTCTGATGAAAACTGTAACAAAAGTGGTTTAATCACTTCTTGATAGAGTTTTCCCTGTGAGAACTCAAGCACTAATTGGGCTTGGGTTACTGCTTCCTGGTCCTGCTTGTTGTACTGCATTTATTCCTCCTTGTGGCATCATCGGTTGAAACTGTGGATTAGGCTGTGCGGTGTCTGCTGGTTGAATCGTTTCAAACATGCTTTCAGCATCTCTATATCCACCATCTTCAAAAAGGTTTGTAAGAACTTCTTTAAATTTTATGCTGACTCCCTGTTTTGAGAGTTCTTGTAAGACTACGGGGCTATTCATAACCATTTGATATGCTTGCTGTCTCATCTTTTGTTGTGCTTCTGATGCTCCAACGGCCATAGATCGAACATCTGGTTCGTAATCGTACACACCGTCCATATCGTCTTTTGTTACATATAGATCAGCACTATCACCCTGTTTAGAAATACTTAATTTGTTTTTAACTTCGTATTCCTCTGGGTTCGATGTTTCTGGATTTAAAATAACTGGATTCTTTGGAACCGCAACTTCTTCCATGATTTGCTCAATATCATCATTACTGACTTGATCTGGGAACTCTCGAATGGTATCTGCAATCTGTTTCATTGCGCTCTCTGGTATTTCTTTATCATCAAGATTCATCATCTTGAAGTCTTTAATCTTATCTTTTCCGATAATCTTTAAGACAATATATTGTTTTGTTGGATCGTCAAATAAATATTGTTTGTTGTTTGAAACCCACATCATCATGATGTCTTTTAAGAATTCTGCTAAGTAGAGTTGGTTGTACTGATCTCTAGAGTTCTGTTGAAGCGTTAATGAGTTTACTTCTGTTGCTGTCTTATCTTTTTGGAAGTTTCCAACATTACTCATTCCAAGTGACTGTGACCCCATTGCTGTATTAAATGCTGCTTTTAATGCTGAATACGTTGTATTAAATGCGGCTAATGATGATGCTCCAAGTTGTGCTTCTGATACAGCATTTGGATTTTGCATAATCCATCTTGCACCAGGTCCATATTCAATGGAACTCATACGTACTTGACCTGAGATAATCTTAAGTGGTGGACGCATTGCAAGGTTCATCTCGTCAAAGAATCCACATAAACACGCATTAATTGCTTTCTGTAGTCCGAGAACGCTTTCTACTTCGCTTTCTCCAACAATATCATCTTGAAGTGGATAGTATCGTAATTGAGCAACTGGAATCATGCCATGTTCGTATTTATTTGCTCCATCCTCAAAAGTAAGTCCATATCGAGGAGCAAAGACTGTCTTTGTTTCTGGTGTCCATTCTGTAATCACTTCAATAACTGGATTTGCAACATCTCTACCAGTCATATCTTCAAGACCTCGGTTTGACTTTACTTGAGATGTGTAATTTGTTGACCGATAATCAGCAGCACCATCTTTAATAAGTTTCTTTAGTTTTTTGACATCATATCCTCTTCGAGCAAGACCTTCCGCATTTGTGTACTCACGTATTTGTACCCATTTTGCGTTACGAATATGATTGCATGATGGATCAAAGAAAATATCTCGAACATCAATCACTTTGATTTCATTACTATTTTTTACGTTATCCCAATACACTAAGACCCATGATCCACCAAACAAGCGTGCGCTTTGATCAGCAGAAGCAATTTTTTCAATCATTGGACCGCCTTGATTTGCGTTATCCCATTGAAAATCTAAGATCGCATTTTGGATCTTTGCCTTAATAACATCGCCACCCTCTCGAGGGACTAATCGTCCACGAAGTTTCGCGTTCAAAAGACGCGCTGTTTTTTCGAGTATAGTGGTGCGAATCATAGGATCGGTAAATACCGATATGTATGGCCAATTTGCTGGGAGCCTTCCCATATAGGCGTTAATAATGTCATCCCATCCACCTGGTTTGCGTGTTTTGCGCGTTTCCATGTCTTGTGTTCCAAGACTATAGTGAAGGAGAAGAGTATCAAGTGATGTCATATGTTTCTTGATAGACGACTGTTGTCTGGGTTTGCAACGTCACACACCCTCTTCGCTCTTTTAAAGACTTACAATCATCTAAGAAACAAAGTGGACAAATACGAATGTATTCACCTGTAAATAGAGGATATTCTAATGGAGGAAGTTCATGTGGGTGTTCTTTTCCACAACTTTGGCATCTCCAAGTATCTTCAACTTGTTCTTGTACAACGTCTTTAAATCCACCACCCCATTTTGACCAATGCCCCGTGAGTCCTTTTTGATTTGGTTTTCTCTGGTACCATTTAATTGATTTCAATCCAACATGTTCAACACCATTTTCAATATATGTAACCATCTTGTAACCAGAGGGCAGACTCTCGTTCATATTCTCCACCTTTCAAAATTGTTCATATACTCAACTTCATCTTCTGCAACAGTTGATTCGATGGCATACCGAAGCGCATCCATACTGTGGTCAAACCCTGGTTCTGGAACGTTGATAACATGTCCGTCTTTGTCTGTTTTCCAGAAGTATCTTCGATATTCTTTAATGACATTGACACTTCGTTTTGTCATGGACATTTTTTGTTGTTGTACGAATTGAATACCGTGAAGAAGTGAGTCTTTACCCTTTTTAGACGGAAGAATAGAAAGACCATAACTTGCTATCTCATCAATAGACTTAGGCTCTGCACTATCAGCAATCACTAATGCTCGAGGTAAATTAAGAAGAATATCAGCAAGTTGTTTATTTAAAAGTTTCTTTTGAAACGCTACCTCATCAACAATAAACCCACCGTTGTACTTGTAGAGTGCAATAATTGATGCAGGATCATTCGAATACCCAAAATCAAGTCCGTAGCGCTCAAGTTTTGCCTCAAATGGCACTTCGTCAATAATTTGCCATCCAGAGTATATTTTCCCTTCAACTTCTCCGATTTGACCTTCACCATACACGCGAAACCAGTTCTTATTTCCTTTTCTTGACTCAATTGATTGAACGATTGATGGAGGAAGCCCTTCGTTGTCTTTATAGGTGAGAATAATAGAATCTACATCGAGTGTTGGGATAACATCTGTGTGCCACCAGAACTCTTGTACTGGATTCCAGTCAAGCCAAATAACATCTTCTGTTCGGACTTCTAACTGATCAAATGTTTCTTTTGAAATATTGTTTGCTTCGTTAATAAAGAGTCGTTTTCTTCTTGGTCCTCGTACTTTGTGTGGCATATCACAAGAAAAGAACTCAAGAGGACTCCCTGTTTCGAATGTATAGATAAAATCTGTTGCGTTCCATCGCTTATCATCCCAATAGTGATGTTCTTGCATAATGTTCTTGAAATCTCTTATTGCTCCACGTTTGAGATGTGGCATAGATTCACTCGTAACGCTTGTTAAGCATGGCGTTTTGTCACGTTGACATTGATCAATAAGTATTTGAAGAATAGAGATCGTTTTCGATGCAGATGTCCCACCTTGGACACCTCGAATACGTTTATGAAGATTACTCAGCTTTCTCAGTGCTGTTGTTGCTACGTACATCAATCACTCCCGTGAGTAATGGAGTAGGAAGATCTTTCCCATCTTTTCCAGTCATCTCTTTTCGTTCTGAAAATTCTTCTTTTAAGACTCTCTCTAGTACCCACTCTCTACTACGAACACGCTTCATGTTTGTTTGAGCAAAGTCGGCTTTTGCTTCGAGAACTTGCGCCGAGAAAGCTTGATCTGATTTTTCCCAACTATTAATGGTATCGAGTGATCTTCCAATAGAATTAGCTGCAAGTGTCTTATGTGGTAATTGACGGTAATATACGAGAAAACGTTCTTTAAGTTCTTTAATGGTATCTTGTGATGTTGGCATACAAAAAAACGACCCCTTTCGGAGCCGCCTTATGTTATAAAGTAACGGAAACAGTCAGATTATATCACATCCCTTTGATTTTGTTAAATTCTCCCACTACGTTATCACCCGAAACATTAATCACTATTTGAAGTTTGTCTGAAAGACAAATGAATTGAGCATTGTTGTCAATCCATCGCTTGAGTTGTTGAATCCGTTGTTCCTTTTTCTCAATACACGAAAGTGTTTCAACCATTGTTTTTCCTTATAGGTCTATTTTCGTTGTTTTTGATCGCTTTTTGTCGTGTTTTGTCTTCTCTTCCGTCCTATAACAGGTTTTTGATTGGATTGATGTTCTACCCGATCCATAAACGTTTTTTCTTTATTGGTACTTTCTTGTTCCATCTTGGACATTCCCCAGAGAAAAACTCCTACACCAAGAAGAAAAATCCCATATTGTAGTAAATTCACTTATTCCTCTCTTTCTATAAACAAATAAATGTTATAAAGATACCCCACCCAATATAATTTTTCCCTTGAGTCAGTGCAAAACAAATTGCTATCCACATCATTACAATCAAGAATACTTTAAGAATGTTTTCTTTGTATTCATAGTTATATTTTTCTTTTATTCGTTTCACTTACCCCTCCCTTTCTATCGTTACTTTATACACTACATCAGGACTGTCTTTGCCTAACTCTAGCACTCCAGTATCAGGAGTGATGAGGACGATCTTACATTCTCGGTCTAAAGAGACGGTTTTAATGGCTTGGACTTGTTTTATTTCAGCGGTAAAGGTCATATAAATGTTTCTCCAATATGTTCATGATGCATTGTTAGACAGTTCTTGCAGTAGAGTTTTTTATCAATGATTTCTTTTACTCCACTCTTTGTAACAATTGTTCGTTTTTGAAAAGGGCTAAGGGTACAAATACAACACTGTAGTTCTTCTTCTGGAAAAAGGTTAAGACAGTCTGAGCAGTATTCTTTCATCTATTCCTCACTTTCTAAGATTTCTTTCACATCTTTCCAAAGTAAATCGCACAGTTCTGGTTCTCCATCTTTTCCATAATGACCAGAAATAGAATAACCTTCTAATAAATATCCATTCGTATCATGTTCATCAAGAAACTCTATGAGTTCACCGATACTCATTTGTGGTAAAAATACTCCATCAACCAATACCTCTGTACTACTTATCCAGTGAGTTCCCTTCTTTTCTTCGTACCATTTGACTAATCGTTCTTTCCCCTTCTCAGAGAGTCCTTGAAGGTCTTGTATTGATATTGTTTGTTTCATACATTCCTTTCATGTACACAACTCGAGTATATATTTTCCTATTTCTGGCTCTACACAGTTGCGTAAAACTTGACGCTTGTTACTTAACTGATATTTCTCTAGGTTAAATCCGTACTTCTTCTGTAAATCAGGTATCTGAGCTTTCCGTATATTGTCTTTTTGAAACTTCTTATGTGGAATAGAAACATTACTCCAGAATAGATGACGTTCTAATTCCTGTGTGGGTTTAATAAGTGGTGGGTAATAGGGTTTGACGTTCTCAACAATCCATGTTCCTTTGAAGTTTGCTTGTAAGAATAGAATCTCTTGATACAGCCTCATGTCTGGATAGACAGGTTTTACTCCTCGAAAGCGTACGCCGATATTTTGACGAAAACTTGAATGACTCTGACAAGGTGGGCTACTCCAAATAACATCATATTCTTTGTAATGGTCTAAAAGATACTGGTGTGCATCTACACAAATGACTCTATCTTGGGGAAAAAATTCATTATATATACTCGCAATCTCACTATCGTATTCAACAGCAGTCACCTCGTGGTTATCCCACAACTTTCTATTCCCGCCAATTCCTGCATATAAGTTTAAGATTTTCATAGTTTTTTAGTACACAACTGAGTAGGGTGGACAAGGATTTGCAAGTTGGTAAATAGAACACCTTAGTCTATCGTACGTAGTCAAGAATTTCCTTGCTATTATTCCTGACTTACCAATGTTTCCAGTCACCTTGTATGGTTCACTCTATAGTAGGTTTTTAAGACTACTGTGAATCCTCGTAAGAGTCTACCTTTTCCGCCACCACCCAACTCAATGGTCTACTTCCTCCTTTATAAAAATATCTGTATTAAAAAAAGTATTGCAAAGAATATTACCACCGTAAGACACTTATCGTCCTTGGTTATTACCCAAGTAGCAAGCCAAATATTAAAACAAATAGCATCTATGTATAAAGCGTTCATACCTTCTCCTTTCGTAGGTCTTCAAGAGCATCAATATAGCCGATTAAATGGGTTGTCCACATATCTATTGCCACTTTATTGTTTTTTGTAATAGAGTCTAAAAGTTTGTTCTTTATTTCAATCAATCGGTCTTCATAGGCTTTCGTCATGCTTCCTCCTTCTGTTCATCAAGAGCTTCTAGGACATCATCTAATGCCCTGTTGTACGATACAGTCATAAGAAGCTCTTGTTTTGGAGTTGCTCCCATTATTTCAGGGTTCTTCATTCCTTCTACCTTCTCTCGTATCCGTTGGCGTTCTTTGAGTACTTCTTGAAATGCTTTAAGTCCCGTCTCTACTTCAATCTGCATTTTTTGTTTAGAGAGTTCTTCATAATATATTTTCTGTACTTCTTCAATAATATCAATTGGAACAGCTTTTCCATGATGAACTTCAAGAAATCCATGGGATAAAACATTTGCTATTTTTCTCCATCCTTTTTCATATTTGTCCATCATCTGTTCTGTCTGTGGTGTGTTCTGTGTCATAGAGTCCTCCAATTTTTATAAAATGCAGATTGACTAGAATATGGGCAACTGATAGGCGTAGTTATTTGAACAGCAACTCCATGTAAAAGTCTACTAAGTCCGTAAAATTTTACGTTTAATGAATACGTTTCACCAGTTTTTAATTTTGGAAACTTTTTATCTGGTTTTCCAATAAACATGTATGTTTTTTTGTTCGTCTGTTCATTCTGTGTCATAGAGTTCTTTTCCTCCCCTCTCAGAGACATACTCCTGAGAGACTACTTACTATGTATTTTTTTGTATTCCTCAGTTATATCTTCGACAATTGCTTGAATTAAGCCACCATCTGTTTTATCGACAAGAACAGTTGTAAGCATGTTAATGAATTTACTAAATGCTCTATTTTCATCAAACTCGTATCGTTTTGAGTAATACTCTGCAGATTGTTTTTCAACAATTCTCAACCACGAGACAAGAAAACCTAGAGGAAGTGCTTGGTCATATTTCTTTGTTCCATCTTCTTCTTTATAGTCGTACCAGATACAATGTCCAAGTATTCCATCTGCAATATCTGGGAATAACTCCCTTAATTCTTTGACAAATTTACTTTCTTCTGTTTTTTTCATATATTCTTTCTCCCCGTTTCTTGAGGGGGGACTACACTACTTTTAATCGTGGACAATTGTTTTTATGTCTCCAACATACTTTGCTTTTACAACATGAATGCCAATGTTTTCCCGGATCCCAAGTCTCTTCCTTTGAAGAACCCCCCTGTCCTTTCATAAACATGACCCTGTAATAGTTAATTTCCCCATTTGACATAATCGCCCCATTCCGTTCTGCTATTACTCGATAAACAGGACCATCAACAAACTCCATATCTTTAACTTTTATTGAAGGAATCTGTTTCATCTCTGTGTGTTCCTTTCTTTCTCTCGTAAGTTTCATATCTTCCTTCCCGCTCTATGAGCGTGTTAAATCTTTTATTTTTTTTCATCACATAATTCTTTTACAAATTCTGAGAGTTTATTGTCTATGATGTGAAGGGTATTATCTGTCCAATACTCGAAACTTCCAAAAGAATCAAACACTTTTATTTCATGCCATTTCTCTCTTGATTGACTTTTATATATTTCTATAATCGTAAAAGAATTATTCGTCATTCGTATTTCATATCCAGCTTGCATTATTTTTCTGATATTTAAGAATATATGGTCTTTCATTTTTTCCCCTTTTTTACTGCTTCTACAAACATTTGAGAGAGTTCTTTTTCTCTCTGTATCCGTTCTTCCGACTTAATTCCTATTCCGAGATGAAGCATTCCTTTTATCAGGTATATACTGACTCCCCAACACTGCGTCATAGAGAATATGATTCCAAACCCATATGATCCCTGATCGTAGCTGGCATGTGGAACAAGAACGTTCATATCAATCTCCCAATACTTTTTTCTCCACAGGTTCTACAGATAAGGACTTGTTTTGTTTTGTCTTTCGATGGAACTTCAACAAAATCATGGTTGATAAAAAGTACCCCATGCATATATGCAGATATGAACGTATCAATATGCCGAAGTGTTTTCAGATAACAAAGCAGTTTTTTCATTAGTAACCCCTCCTGCTTTTAACACCCTGATACTTACCATCTTCTACCCCACGATGATATTCTATGTCCATTTTATTTTGTACAAAATCTTCAATAGTTTTAGGATTACCGATAACTCCAGTTTTACCATCTGGTCTACCATTCTCGTGATAGCTCCAGAGTAACCTTTCAAGGTCTAGTTTCCATGTTTCTATCGTCATATCATTTTTCATATCTTCCTTTCAAGAATGGCGGTCATCTTATTGCAGTATTCGAGGACCATCTTCTTATCAATCATTCCAGATGTTTGGATGTCGTAGGTTTTGTCAATATAGTCAACTAACTCTTGAATACATTCTGGCTCTGCATCTGCCATCAAATCTGGCATATCATCGTCAAGACATGGTTCTACTGCTTCAATAGTCATCTGTTCAATGAGTTGTTCTAAGAGTTTTTTAGATTGTTTTGTCATTTATTCCTCCTTTTTAATCCGTATCTGTTCTACTGGGAGATTGAATTTCTCTGCTATTTGGTCAAGGGTGAGTTCTTTGACTTCGGTAGGTTCTTGTTTGATGGTTAATTCATATTTTTCTTCAAACTCTTGTTTTGTAAACCAGTCGTCATGTGCTTCAAAGTTATCAGTAATACTTAACGCAATAAGATGTGTTGTTCGATCTAACACCATTTTTTCAGATCCATGTCTAGTAATGACCACATCTCCTACTTCAAGGGTTTCAAAGGTCTTTTCAAGGGGTTCAAGTTGACTCCAAAGTAAAAACACATCGTCATTTCCTTTTTTGAATAAGGGACAGTTGTCTTCATCATCATCATCTTTAAGTTCAACAATATCTCCTATAAATATATGATGATATTTATCATCACTATCTGCTTCTATCACTCGATACTTTGTTCCTACTTGTGGGTGGGTTGGTTTGTTCATACTATCCTTTCTTTACTATTCTTTTTGTTTGTCTATGTTTGCTATAGAGAAGTTCTTGTGTCCACCCTCCAGATTTTGCGTAAAGAAGAATTTGCATAAAGTGATCCCAAGAGAGAAACGCAAATGGTTGGGTGTTATTCTTTCCCATAATGACTAAGGGAATTTCTTGTTGTTTTGCTCCTGACTCTGCTTGTTCGTAATACTTTAATGGATTCCATGTTTCTTGGTTTTTGCATTCAATGCTTAACGGTAATGAAGTTAAAATATCGCTTTTTAACGTATCAAAAGCTCCTGAGAGTGGCATTCTTCGTGCTTCTGTATCAAGACCAGAGTGACGTAAATCTTCTGCAATACGTCTTTCGAGTCTACTTCCTTTTTGTTTTGGTGATTTCAGTTTCATTTATCCTCTTTTCTACAATCTGGACATGATACAGTTTGTACTATTCCATCTATTCTCATACGGACGGTTCTTTTATCGTCACAGGTATAACAATGCTTTTCTGGTGTTTCTTCGTGAAGATCAAGGTTATAGTGCATTTCTCGTAGGATTGATTTTGACATTCTCTTCTCAAACTCAGGCATAACCCCTTCTGCGTTCGATTCTAAACTAG